TGCTTGTGTGGAAGTGACTGAGGAAGAAGCCTTCCCTGAGAAGTTCATTCCGAAGAAGCAAAAGGGTCGTAAGTCCGGTCTGACTCTGGAGACTCCTGCTGAGGAGATTCCTGAGGAGCCTGCCTACGAGAACGCTGAACTCAACGCAGAAGCATCTAAGGGATTACCCGAATGATACTCAACGATGTAATCATTGAGGTGCGTCGCCTCATCCAAGATAACGCTGCACCGCAACGTTACAGCGATGCGACGTTGCTGGGCTTTGCCAATCAGGCTTTGAAGCGTATGGCTGTGTTGCGCCCTGACCTCTTTGCTTACATCGGTGAAATCCCCTGTACGGCGGGGCAGGTTCTGCAATCTCCGCCTACGGAATCTCTCCGTATTATTGAGATTTTCCAAGTCAAGGATGGTGCTGGTGTAACTGAGGTTGACCGCACAACGCTTGACCAGACTTACCCCGGATGGATGAATGACCCGGCTGGCCCGACTGTTAACTGGATGCGCCATGTGCGTAACCCTAACAAGTTCTTCATCTACCCCAAAGCCCCCGTAGGACAAGTGCTTATCGGGGAATATGCACAGACTCCCCCTACCTACACTGGTGCGCAGACCGTAGAACTACTACCTGATGCGTTCTTTCCCGTCGTTATTGACGGCACTGTGTTCTTGGCTGAGTCTGTCGATAATGAGCATGTCAACTCTAACCGTGCGCAGTTGTTCCAACAGTCCTTTACACAGGCTTTGGGTGTGAGCGCACAGGCTCGTTCCTTGACCGATACCGAGGAGTCTGGCATCCCTGCTGAACAGGTGATTGCATCATGAGTACACGCACTTTCATGTCTCTCGTTACACGCTTGGCTCCTAGTGTGCCGGGCTGTCCTCAGCCTATCATCGAACAACATGTTCGTGATGCTGCGATTGAGTCATGTGAGCGCACGTTAGCTTGGCGTTTTGAGCAGCCTGTTACTCCGTTGACCCCCGGTGTTTTTGAGTATCCATACAACAACCCGCTTCAGACTGAGGTTCACGCTTTCCTTACGGCGTCTGTCAACGGTAATGCGTTGGAGCCTGTCACACTGGAGCAGTTGTATGACCGACTTCCCAACTGGCCTGACCTAGACCCTGACCAACAGACTACGCCTAGGTATATCTGCCAGCTTGACCCTGACAACTTTGTTATTGCACCATCGCCTGATGCGTTGACTGCGTACGCACTCAAGATGATTGTGGTCTTGAAGCCGTTGCGCACTGCAACAGGAATGGATAAAGCGGTGTTTGATGACCTTGAGAATGTCATCATGCACGGTGCGTTGCAGCATTTGCTGGTCATGCCCAATAAGAATTGGAGCGACCGTGAGTTGGCGACCTACCACGCGAAGCAGTATCTTTCTAAACTAACCGAGCGCAGAGCAAGGGCGAACTTGGGTGCGGCACGCGCCTCGATGTCCGTTCAGATGCGCCCCCTAGCGTGAGGACGATATGGCGACTGATGTAATTCGTTTAGTAAAAGGTGACGAAAGGCCAGTCATTGTTCTGACGCTGACCGACGATGTAACTGGCTCACCTATTGACCTATCGTTGTTCACAACTACGGTGTCGGTTAAGTTCCGTAAGGCAGCGACTACTACGGTGCTTAGTACTATCTCTTGTAGCAAGATTGGTAGCGGCACAACTGGTCAGGTACAGTTTAGTTTTGTCGGTGGGGTACTTGATGTTGACCCCGGCATGTACGAAGGTGAGGTCATTATTAACTTCAACACCGAAGTTCAGACTGTGTATGACGTTCTTCGCTTTACAGTGAGGGAAAACTTCTAATGCCTATTGTGCGCACCACGGCTGTTGCTACTACTGTCCTGACCGCTACGGTCTCGGCGGTAGCTCTGGCTGCGCACCCAACAACATATTCGGCTTCGGTGCAGGTTCAGCCTACGCCAGTAATCGCTATGAGCGTGTTGGTCGTACCGCAGAATATCCTTGAGAACCAGACCGTTACGCTATCCGACTTCCGTCAGCTATCGGTAAATAAAGTCCTCATTGATATAGCGACTGCCACTGATGATGTAGCTATCTCGTTCAATACATCGTTCACAGACTCTGTGATGGTGGAGGACACAATCAATCGGATGTTCTATGGCAACATAGACTTTGACCCGACTGACCCTGATGCTGACCCTGACCCAATTAACATCGCAGATTCAGATGTAAAAAATATAGGGAAAACCCTTACTGATGCAGCTACTGCGTCTGACTCCGTGGCGAAGACCCCCGGTAAAGTGGTAACTGATTCTGCTACTGCTACCGATGCGGTTAACACTAAACATGTTGGTAAATCACTGACTGATTCTGCTGCTGCAACCGATGCAATAACGGCGTTTGATGCAGCTAAAGTTATTGCTGATAGTGCGTCTATTACAGATGCCGCAGCCAAAGAACTTACCCGACCCGACGTTGCTGACTCCATAGCGGCGACGGATGATTCCTTCCGTGCGCCGGGATTGGGTAAGACCGATACGGTCACAAGCGCAGATGCACTCAATACTTTTGATATAGGTAAAAACCCTAGTGATTCAGTGACTGCTTCTGATGCGGTCAATAAGTTTGATGTCATTACTGTGTTGGCTGATGCGGTCACTATGACTGACTTCATCGCTAAGACTCCGGGCTACAACTTTGACTTTGATATTGTTGACGCAGACGCTGACCCAGACCCAGTAACGGTTACTGAGGTGATGGCGAAGTCATTTACCCGCCCGAACATTACTGACACAGCAACTGCTTCTGACGCAGCAGCAAAAGATTTCACCCGTCCTAATGTGACGGACTCTGCGACTATGGCAGATGCAACGGCTAAGTCTTTTGAGACAGCCCGTGCAGACGCCGTGACAGCAGAGGATACAGCGACTCGAAGCCCTGCGAAGGTTCTAACCGACGCAACGATTGGGGCGACTGACGTACTGGTTACTTCTACTACCAAGGTAGCGACTGACTCCGTAACTGGCTCAGACGCTATCAATGTGTTTGCCGTCACGAAAGCATTGACTGATGCTGCTACGATGGCTGACTCGATAAGCGTTCTGTTGATTCCGGGTATCACTACCCCGCTATACGACTGGGCATTTATCTCAGATGACAAGTTCACCTACTTCCCTGTCCCGGGTGTGCTTAACGCTCACCTGATTCATCAACCGCTCATAAACGGCGAGTTTGTACTGACAACAGACCCCAATGCTGGTATCGTATATACCATCCGCACGGAGTCAGTCAGCTACATGTTTGCTGGTTATGGCTTGAACGAAAACCAACTTAACTAAGGAGTAAATCATGCTTCAAGACTTCATCAAGATGACTGGCGACCTGAAGATTGTTCTGACGGACGAAAACGGTCAAATCAAACACGAGCAAGAGGTAAAGAACCTTGTTGTGACTGTTGGTAAGAACTTTATTGCTTCGCGCATGAAGGACACTACTGACACTGCAATGTCGCACATGGCTGTCGGTTCAGGTACTACTGCTGCGGCTGTTGGTGATACCACTCTTGGTACTGAACTTGGTCGTGTTGCATTGACCTCGACTACTGTAACTACCAACAACGTGGCGTATGTTGCGACATTCCCAGCAGGCACTGGCACTGGTGCTGTTACTGAGGCGGGTCTGTTCAACGCTTCGTCTGCTGGCACAATGTTGTGCCGTACTGTGTTCTCAGTCATCAACAAAGGTGCAGCCGACACACTCGGTATTACTTGGACTGTGACTGTTAACTAAGGAGTCTGGGAATGGGTATCAAACTCACAAACAATGCGTTTGGCACGTTAGCGGCGGGTATCAACTCGTCCGCAACGAGCATTACGCTGACCACCGGGCAAGGTGCTCGTTTCCCTACTCTGTCCGCTGGTGATTACTTCTACGCCACACTGATTGACACCTCCAATAACTTGGAGATTGTGAAGTGTACGGCTCGCTCAACTGATGTGTTGACAGTGACCCGTGCGCAAGAAAACACAACTGCTCGTTCTTATAGTACGGGTGACCGCATTGAGATTCGTATCACTGCTGCTACGTTTGAAGAAGCATCGGCTGTCGCGGATGGAGAGATTACTGCTGCAAAAATGGCAGCAGGTGCGGCTGTCGGTAATTTAGGTTTCACACCGCTACGTCCTAGCAATAATCTCTCAGAAATAACAAGCGCAAGTACTGCTCGGTCTAATCTTGGGTTGGCTGGATTGGCGACTCGGGATACGTTAGTAGATGCTGGCACTGTGTCGCTTTCAGGTAATTATCCTGCGAACACTTGGAATACACTTTTCAACCACTCATCTTATTTTGGGTACGGTGGGACGTTTATTATTCGTGTTTACTTAGATACACATGCAACAGGGCAGCACTATCAGGAACTTTATTCTGGATGGTATGGCACAGGAAACGTAGGTACAAACAGCAATCAATCTGACACTATATACACCCACCGAGGCGGGCACTCTCCCAACGCTGGAACGTTTTCACTTAGAACAACTAGGCAATTTGGTGTTTCAGGCGGGTCGTTTCTTGTTGAATTTAATACGAACGAAACGTGGACGGGCTTGAATGGTACAAGTGGAAGAAACGTAGTTTGGACTGTATCACGGCTTACTTCTGCTTAAAGGGTTAATATGTACGCAATCATTATAAACAATCAAATTTTTGCAGCGTGTGAGACCCAAGAGGATGTTGACGGGTACTTGCGGGATAACCCAACGGCGACTGCGGTAAGTGCACCAGAAGATTTCAAGACATACGAGTATAAGTATGTAGGCGGTTCGCTAATCAAGAAGACAGTCTCAGACTATGAGTACGAGCAGCAACTTAGCAGCGTGCAGTCTACACGACAGGTTGCTTACCCTTCAATTGGTGACCAGCTTGACGCTTTGTGGAAAGGTGGCGATGCTGCTGCCGAAATGCTGGCGAAGGTACAAGCTGTCAAAGCCAAGTATCCTAAGCCTACGGAGTAAAACATGGGACTAAAAGTAACGAACAACGCCTTTGGCACTCTGAACGCAGGTATCAACAGTTCTGCGACGACTATCGTACTGACCGCAGGTCAGGGTGCAAGATTCCCAACTCTGAGTGCTGGCGACTATTTCTACGCTACGCTGATTGATACTTCCAACAACCTCGAAATCGTC